CAACCTATGAAGGTGCTAGTGATTACGGAGAAGTAGTTATAACAGATGAAGGATCAGGCGTGAAACCTTTTTACTTTAAAATGACAGGTACTGGTGCAGCATTAAGTAGTCGTACTTTTTTTGCTGAAGAGATTACAGTAAGCGGAACACACTATCCTAAGTTTTGCACTATACACGACAAACATTTAGTAGCAGCAGGAGCAGCTACAGCCCCAAATACTATTTTTTATAGTAACACTATATTAGATTCAGATGATGTAACAGATTTTACAGGAGATGGAGCAGGAAGTATAGTATTAGATGATCAAGTAGTAGGACTTAAAAGCTTTAGGGAAGACTTAATAATATTCTGTCGAAACAGTATTTGGAAATTAAGCAATATAAATAATTCCTCTACTATAGCAGTATCACCAATTACAAAGAACATAGGTTGTTTAGACGGTAAGAGTATTCAGGAAATTGGTGGTGACTTAGTATTTTTAGCACCAGATGGTATAAGAACACTAGCCGGTACAGTAAGAATTGGTGACGTTGAATTAGGTACAGTTAGTAGAGCTATCCAACCTGTCATAAAATTTATTGCCGATAATATTGGAACCTATACTATAAGCACTATTGTTATTAGAGATAAATCTCAATATCGCTTATACTATGGGAGTGATTCTACAGGCAGTGCTTCAAGAGGAGTAATAGGCACACTTAAAACAAACGACCAAGGAGCTACTCAATTTCAATGGTCTGAAACTGTAGGCATAGACGCAAGTGCAGCAGCAGCTTCAGGTTTTAATTATAATGGTGTTGAAAAGCATTATCACGGAGATTATTCTGGTAGAGTTTTTAATCACGATATAGGAGACAATTTTTTAGATTCTGGTAATACTGCAAGTAATATTATTTCTAAATATCAGACTCCAGATTTAGATTATGGAGATTTAGGAACTCTTAAAACTTTAAAATATGTAAAACTATCAATTACTCCAGAAGGAACAGTTGATACAAGTTTAAGAATTAGATATAATTTCGATGATTTAGACAGTCCACAACCTTCTGACTATTCATTATCAATACCCAAACCTTCATTATTTGGTACAGCAGTTTTTGGAGCAACAGCAGCACATAAGTTTGGTGCAGCTTCTGATCCGATAACAAGACAAGTAATAGAGGGAAGTGGACACAGCAACTATTTTAGAGTATTTAGTGATAATCAAAATTCACCATATACAGTTAATGGCTTATATATAGATTACGTACCTTCAGGGAGACAATAATTATGGCATACAGTTATACACGACAAAGTTCAATGAGTGATGGTGATACTATCACAGCAGCTTTATTTAATGAGGAATATAACCAACTAGTCAATGCTTTTGCATACTCATCTAGTTCAGCAAGTTCTACAGGACACAGACACGATGGTACTGCAGGACATGGTGGTAGTATTCATACTATAGGTGATTTAGATTTCCTTAATAAAATAGTTGCAGACAGCACAAATAATAGGTGGGGAGTTTTTGTACAAGTATCTTCATCAGCAGTAGAACAAATTAGAATACAAGACGGAGCTATTGTACCAGTAACAGATAACGATATAGATTTAGGTACAAGCTCTTTAGAATTTAAAGATGCTTACTTTGATGGCACAGTAACATCAGATGCCTTTGCAGGTCCATTGACAGGTAATGTCACAGGAAACGCTTCAGGTACTGCAGCAACTGTAACAACGGCTGCACAGTCTAACATTACAAGCCTAGGAACTTTAACAACTCTTACTGTTGATAATGTTATAGTTAATGGAACTACAATAGGTCATACATCAGATACAGATTTATTAACCCTTACAAGTGGTGTACTGACAGTAGCAGGAGAACTTGACGCTACTACATTAGACATATCAGGTAATGCAGATATAGACGGAACACTAGAAGCTGACGCTATAACAATAGCAGGAGTTACATTAGCAGAAACAATTAGTGATACAGTTGGAGCAATGGTTGGTTCTAATACAGAATCAGGTATTACAGTAGCTTATCAAGATGCAGATAACACACTAGACTTTACAGTTGGTACTCTTAATCAAGACACAACAGGACTAGCAGCAACAGCAACAGCTTTAGCAACTGCAAGAACAATAGGTGGAACATCTTTTGATGGTACAGCAAATATAGCAGTAGCAACTGCTACAGAAGGAACAAATGTTACAGTTAGTGCTAATAACTCTACAGACGAAACAGTTTATCCAACATTTGTAGATGGTGCTACAGGAACACAAGGAATTGAAACAGATACAGGTTTAACATACAACCCTAGTACAGGAATGCTAACTTCTACAGGTGTTACTTCAACATTTACTGGTAATATAACTGGTAATGTAACAGGAAACACAAGTGGTACTGCAGCTACAGTAACTACAGCAGCTCAATCTAATATAACTTCATTAGGAACTCTGACAACTTTAACAGTTGACAATGTTATAGTTAATGGAACAACTATCGGACATACATCTGATACTGATTTAATAACTTTAGCAGATGGTAATGTTACAATAGCAGGAGAGTTAGATTTAACTACGTTAGATGTTTCAGGTAATGCTGACATAGATGGTACATTAGAAGCTGATGCAATTACTATTGGTGGAGTTACTCTATCTGAAACTATTGCAGACACAGTTGGAGCTATGGTTACAAGTAACACTGAATCAGGTGTTACAGTTGCTTACCAAGATGCAGACAACACAATAGACTTCACAGTCGGAACACTTAACCAAGACACAACTGGTACAGCAGCAACCGTTACAGGTGCAGCTCAATCATCAATTACAAGTCTCGGAACTCTTACAACACTTACAGTTGATAATGTTATAATCAATGGTTCTACTATTGGTCATACAGGAGACACAGATTTAATAACAGTAGCTTCAGGAATAGCTACAGTAGCCGGTGAAGTTTCAATGACTACACTGGACATAGGTGGAACAAATGTTACATCTACTGCTGCAGAATTAAACATCCTTGATGGTGTAACTTCAACTGCTGCTGAACTTAATATCCTAGATGGAGTTACAAGTACTGCGGCAGAACTAAACGCCCTAGACGGAATTACTGCAGTAGTCGGAGAGCTTAATGCTCTTGATATTGGTAGCACTGCTGTTGGTACAGCCGTAGCTTCTAAAGCTATTATACTAGATTCTAATAAAGATTACACAGGCTTAAGAAACTTAACAATTACTGGTGAGCTAGACGCAGCTACTTTAGATATTAGTGGTAACGTAGACATTGATGGTGTTTTAGAAACAGACAATCTAACAATCGGTGGTGCTCAAGGTTCTGACGGACAAATACTTACTTCTACAGGAAGTGGCGTAGGTTGGGAAGATGCTGCAGCAGGTATAACTAATAAAACTTTTGGTACAAGCTCCATAATGATTGGAGACAGTTCTACAGGAACTATAGATGCTGCTAACTATAATACAGGATTAGGTGTTGATATTTTTGCAGCACTTACTACTGGTGATAGTAATGTAGCCTTTGGTTTTTCTGCACTTAATGATATCACCACAGGAGAATCAAATACGGCTGTTGGTGCTTACGCTTTAGACGCTAACACCACTGCGGAGTACAACACAGCAGTCGGTAAAGATGCTGCAGGAGCAATAACTACAGGTTCTTCTAATACGGCAGTCGGTAAATCTGCTTTAGAAACTGCAACAACAGCAGCAAATAATACTGCTCTTGGTGCTTATTCTTTAAGGGTAAGCACATCAGGGGCATCTAATGTTGCTGTTGGGCATTTAGCTTTAACAGCTAATACCACTGGTGGTGACAACACAGCCGTTGGTAAAAGTGCTATGATAGCAAATACCACTGGTGCAACTAACGTAGCCGTTGGGGATACAGCATTAGACGCTAACACGACAGGCTCACATAATGTGGCTCTTGGAGTTAGTGCTTTAGGAGTAAACACCACAGCAGATGACAACGTAGCAGTCGGCAGAAGTGCTTTAGCAGCGAACACAACGGGTGCAGCAAATATTGCAATCGGAAGAAATGCTTTAGTAGCAAACACAACAGCAGCTTATAACACAGCAATGGGGTACGATGCTTTAGCAGCAAATACCACAGGTACACAAAACACCGCAATAGGAGCGTTTGCAGGTGATGCAATAACCACAGGAGACTATAATACGGGAGTTGGTGTACACGCTGTTGGTTCAACTACTACAGCAGATAGTAATACTGGCATTGGTTATAATTCTCTAAATTCTAATACCACAGGTGCTAATAACACAGCAGTGGGTAGAAATTCTTTAGACGATAACACCACAGCAGAAAACA